CTTGCATATCAGCAATCGCCGCAAATCTTTGACCAGCACCAACAACTATACCCATTAATTGTAATAGTGTTGCTGATGGTTCTTTGTATGGTAATGGAAAGAATGCGTCACGTAATGATCCACCTGGTGCATCTACATCTTTAAATTCACCTGGTTGTATGGGTGCAGCTTCATCTCTAACTCTAACACCTCTTTGTTTAAATCCTGCTGGCAGATTTGATAAAGTACCTGCATCTAATAATTGACGGAGAGCAGCCGTTGCGGTTCTGCTCAATCCGCCAATCATATGTATTAATCCAAAGCCATAAAATCCTAAACCCGGTAAGAATTTAAAATGAACAAAATATTGAATTTTATTTCTCTTTGGATCCGTTGGTTGATAGTTACGTCTTATTGATAAAACTTTTTTTGAACCTTCATCGACAGTAACTATATATGGTAATTTTATTCCTGTTGGATTTAATTCTGCATCTTTATCTTCAAATCCTTCTAAATCTAAATTTACATGACACTCTAATAAATTATAAATAGGTTCTTGTTTTCCTGTTTTTTTAGAGCCATCTAACTCTTTTTCTTTTTTTTCAACATCGTCTTGTTTAATATGACCTGGAGGTCCTAAATCAACATCAGAGTAAAATCCAGCAACTTGTTGTTTACGTAATTCATTTTCTGAAATTTTAATTGTTTGAATTATTGACTCTGCATCATTTAATGAAGTTGCAGAATAAGGCACAACTAAATCATCAGCTGGCACAAATTTAGAAACAGCTCTTTCTAATAAATCATCATAATAAACTTTTTTAAAAGTAGATCCTGCAAGTGGTAAATGAAATAACATTTGGTCAAACTCTGGTTCGTATTCATCCATCTTTTCCATAAGCTCGTAATTCATATAATCTTTAACACGTTGTGCTTGAGATTCTTTTTCTTGATCTGGTCTACCAACTATTTGTGTTCTAACTGGTCCCTCTGCTGGTAATAATTCTTTGTAGGCACCTGCTTGAAACTGTGTAACAGCTTCTGCAAGAACTGGGTGAGTTGCACCTGAAGCTCCTTGAAAAGGTTCTGTTCTGTTTTCATATTTAAATCCTAAAAGATCTAAACCAGTCGTGTAAGACTGTTCCCAATCTTTTCTAGATGCCTTATAGTCTATATAATTTTGTGTAAGTTCATTTCCAATTGGTTCTAAAGTATCTTCAGGTAATAGTTCTGCTAAATTATCAAAGTGTCCAGGTTGGCCCTCTATGTTAACTTTACTCGGATCAAAATTTACTTCTACTCCACCATCCTCTAATGGATTTACTTCAACGCCAGGATCTGCTGCTTCCTCAGCTTTCTGTTGTTCTATTTCTATTTCTTCTTGAGGATTAACCTCGATTGATGTTTTTACGTTTGGTAACGTTTTGTCCATATCTGCCATTTGTATTCTCCGGGTTTACTATCTTAACCTGTTTTAAGGGAACATTCAACCCCTGTGGATTAGGCCCTCTTTTAGGGGGTACTGTTCTAGTTAGTCTTTTGTAAGTCATCTATCAATAAATTTTTAATATTATCTGGAAAAGCGTTAACGTTATAACCAGCTGCTTCTAACTCGGACATTTTTAATTTATTAGGTCCTAATAACTCTATAATTTCTTCTATAGAATCTAAACCAGGTTCTGCGTCTTTCATCTTGCCTTCCATATCCGGTCTAACGGTTATCTCTTCATATTCAACGGGTGTTTTCATTGGTCTACCATCACGGCCCATAATAACTTCACCAGGATTATATGTAATTGCCTCTTCTGACAAAGTGCCCTCTATTATATCATCACCTGCACTCACTCCGCCTTCAGTAGATTTTGTAATAGTTATTTCTCCTGTGCTTAAATTTTCTCTTAATGCAAAATTTTCAAATTGCATATTATTTTCAACTCTTGGGTCAAATTCAGATTCAAATTTTGTTCCGTTTTTTTTAATTTTTTCTACAAGTTGAAAAAAGTATGGAGGAACCCCGCCACCTGTTGCAGTTTCTGCAACAGTTTTTTCTGCAACTTTTGCCGTTCTTGCAAACTCATCTCCAAGGCCTAACATTTTTGCTATCATTAATGATGCACCAGCTCCAGCTGTTTGTAAAAATTTTCTTCTACTAGTACCTCTTTCAGTTAAAACTTTATCAACTTCTTTTTCTAGTAATTCTTTTGTAACGTTATCCACCGGTAAGTTATTTGCTTTTGCATACGCTTTTAATAATTTAATACCAGGAAATATTGGTGAACCAAACTCAACACCTAAACTTAAAGTTTCACCTAAAACTTTTGGTGCAATTGTGGATCCTCTATCTTTCATTTTTTGTTCTTCTGCCTCTATTAATTTATCTAAACCAAGTTTTTTTTCTGTTGCTGTTGGTGTTATGTTTTCTAAAAAATTAGAAAATATTCCTGTGCCCTTAATATTTGCACCTTGTGGTAACTCATCGTAATCCTGCACGTAACCTTGACCTGAAGCTCCTGTAATTTTAAACGCAGGTTTTCGTACAAGATCAGAAATTAATTTTCCTGTTGCAGGTAAAATTCTAGTTGCAAACTCACCTACACGTATACCACCTTGAACTAATTGATCAGCATAATAAGGATAGTTTCTTGGATCTATCATGTCATTGATCATTACAATAGGATTTAATGTTTCTTCAAACGTTTGCATCTTAGGTAGTTCTGCATCTGGGTTTGTTAAATAATATTCTAGCTCTGCTGCAAAATTATCTGTGCCACCCTCAGAAAAATTTAACCTTGGTAGTGGAGTAATCTCAACACCACCTCCTTTTTTAAATCCTAAACTTTTTCTTTCGTAAGCTCCTAAAGCTTCTGCATCTCCAAATTCAAATTGTTCTATAAGGTCTTCTATTATTTCTGGTGGATAATTAGCACCATTAGGACCATAAAATTCTCTTAACTGTTCTGCTTTTTGATCTATTATATTTTGTCCATAAGAAATTTTTTCCTCTTTAGATAAATCTTTATATTTAACAGCGTTAGGGTTTATTAAATCTACATTACCAATAATAAATTTTGAATCAACATTTGACATGTCTACAGTAAAATTATCTGCTGTTAATTTGTCGCCTATCTCTGGCACAGATACAATTATCTGCCCTATTACCTCTTTATGAAAAGGTAATCTTTCTGAAACATCACCTGCAGCTTTTACAGCACTATTAAAATATTCTCTAATATCATCTGCTGCATC